GACGAGCTGCTTGCGCGCCTCGTCGTACTCAGCGTCGACTTGGATCTTGCTGCCGTCCGCCATCTTGATCTCGGTCTGCATCGACTCCCCTCCGTTCAGTGGCTCCGCGCCGACCCTAATCGCCCATGACCAAGCCCGACAACCCTCGCGCAACTCGCGCACCGAAAAAGCGGCGCGACTGGAAGCCAGCCTGGCTCGCCGCGTTCGAGGAGCTCGGCACCGTGACCGCAGCGTGCGCCGCCGTCGGCATCGGCCGGCGGACCGTGTACGACGCCCGCCAGGCCGACGAGAGCTTCGCGCTCGCATGGCACGACCTCGAGGAGGCGACGACCGAACGGATGGAAGCCGAGGCCTACCGGCGGGCCGTGCGGGGGGTGACCAGGGACGTCCGCCATCAGGGCGTGGTCGTCGGCGAGGAGCAGCACTACAGCGACACGCTGCTGATCTTCATGCTCAAGGCCCGCAAGCCCGAGATGTACCGCGAGAACGTGAAGGTCGAGCACGCCGGGAAGCTCGAGCATGACCTGTCCGCGATGTCGGACGACGAGCTGCGCGAGGCGGCGGCGGCGCTCGCGGCGAAGCGGGCCGCATGAGCGACGCCGAGCGGACGGCGCTGCACGACGCGATCCAGGCGGTCATCGCCGAGCACGAGCAGGGCGCGCTCGTCGTCGGCTGGTTCCTCACCTGCGAAGTCCGCGACCAGGACGGCAAGCCCTGGCTGATGCACCGCACGGGCGACGTCAACGGCGAGGCGCTCAACTCATGGCAGGGCCTCGGCTACCTGCACTCGTCCGTCCAGTCGGTCGAGGCGCAGACATGGGCGACCACTGTCGACGTCGAAGACGATGACGATGACGATGACGATGACGCCGGGCCCGACGCCGAGCCGTGAGCACGGCGCTCCTCGACCTCCAAGTCCAGCAGGAACTCGACCGCCGCGAATGCCAAGCGGACCCGGCCGCGTTCGTCCAGCGCCACTGCACCATCGAGGAGCCCGACGGCACCGTCCTGCCGTTCCGGCTGTGGCCCTGCCAGCACGACACGCTCCGCGCCCTGCATGAGGATGACGCGGTCATCGTCCTCAAGGCCCGACGCCTCGGCCTCTCCTGGGTCGTCCTCGCCTTCGCGCTGTGGCTCGCCATCTTCCAGCAGGGCATCCGCATCCTGATCCTCTGCAAGAAGGAGAGCGACGCCACCGAGCTCCTCGGCCGCATCCGCCGTATGCGCGACCGGATCGCCGCCGACCGCCTGTCGGCGCACGTCCTCGGCGGCCTTCAGTCCCCGGGCAAGGTCCGCGACGCCGTCACCACCCTCGACGTCGGCGCGTCAACGATCAAGGCATTGGTCGGCACCCCGGACGCCGCGCGGTCCGAGACCGCCGGCCTCGTCATCCTCGACGAGTTCGCGTTCCAAAGGGGCGCGTCGGAGATCTGGCAGGCCGCGCTCCCGACGAGCGAAGGCGGCGGCAAGGTCGTCGCCGTGTCCACCGGGAACGGCGGAGAGAAGAGCAGCCGGCTCGGCGCTGAGTTCGCCAAGCAGTGGTCCCGCGCCCGCCGAGGCCTGTCGAACTTCCGGCCCCTGTTCTTCCCGTGGCAGGCCCGCCCCGGCCGCGACCAGGCATGGAAGGCCGCGGCGCTCGCGAACTTCGGCGACCCGACGAAGTTCCGGATCGAGTACCCCGAGACCGAGGCCGACGCGTTCCTCGTCGCCGACGCCGACCTCATCTATCCCGGCCCGCACATGGACGCCGTCGAACGCCTCGGCACTGAGCTGCAGCCCACGCCGCACGCCGACCTGTGGCTCGGGATCGACTGGGGCGTGAACACCCACTTCGCCCTCGCGCACCGCACGCCGGGCGGCGGGCTCGCCGTCATCGCCGAGATCTACTCGACGAACGCCGACCTCGAGCGTGACGCCGATCGCCTCGCTGCCCTCCTCGACGAGCTCGGCCCCGACCCTGACTTCCTGCGCTACGACCCGGGCGCCGCCGGCGCGAAGGTCATCGGCACGTTCATCAGGATGATGCGCCAGCGCCGCCCCGGCTTCCGGCCCAAGGTCCGGAAGATCCCGTTCAGCAAGTTCAAGGTCGTCGCGATCAAGTACTGCCAGCTCCTCGCCCGCCGTGCCCACGACGGTCAGGCGCTCCGCGTCCTCGCGGTCAGCCCCGCCGGGGCCCCGGAGATCCTGCGGCAGATGCGCGCCGCGGAATGGCGGGACCCGGACGTCGGCCGCACCGAGAAGGGCGACGACCACGGCGCGGACGCCGTGCTCACCCTGGCCGCGGAGCTGGGCTACGAGATGTTCGGCCGCGACCGCGACGTCGACGCGCAGGCCGCCTGACCACTTCGACCCGGAGGACTCGCCGTGCTGCCAGACGCCGACCCAGGTGAGCAGCTGCTCGCCGAGCTGGACTCCGCGCCCGCCTGGCCGCTGCCCAGGGAGCACGCGGCGCGGGCGTCCGCGATGACGGGCCGCGCGTTCCGCAAGGGCGATCGCGGCTGGCTGTCGTCGATGCAGAGCTGGGAGCCCGGCCGGCCGTACCTCGTCGACTCGCTCCCCAGGCGGATCGCGTTCGGGTTCGCTGACTTCCTGTTCGCCGAGGACCTCGACGCGAAGGCCGCCGACGCCGGCGACCAGGACGCGCTCGACGCCGTCATCGCGGCGAACCGGATGCCGGCGCGGCTGCATCGCGCCGAGCGGATCGTCGTGTCCGAGGGCGAGGCGTGGTGGAAGATGCACATCAACCACGCGGTGAGCGGCTGGCCGATCCTCACGTGGAACAGCCGCCTCGACGTCGTCCCGCTGCTCTACGGCGACCGGGTCCTGGCCTGCGCGTTCGTGACCGAGCGGGCCCGCGAGTGCGGGACCGACGAGAGCGGCGACCCGGATCCTGCGCAGCCCGACCGGGTGTGGCGCCACGTTGAGATCCACTCCGCTGGCGTGGTCCGCAACGTCCTCTACCGCGGGACGCCCGACGAGCTCGGCCGCCGCGTCAGCCTCGAGTCCAGGCCCGAGACCGCCGGGTACAACCCGGAGTGGCAGCACGGCCTGCCGATGCTCGCCGGCCGGGTCATCAACGACTTCGACGACGACGAGACCGCCGGCGTCTCGGAGTACGACGCGATCACCGACATCCTCCTCGCCCTCAACGAGGCCGTGACGATCGCGTCGGAGAACGCGCGGCTGACCGGCAAGGACCGCGTCATGGCCGCCGGGCGGTTCACGCGCGCCGACGGCGCGTTCGACGCCAGCCTCGAGGTCTTCCAGGTCGAGCCGGACGGCGGCACCCTCGGCGAGGGCGACGGCAAGCCGCCCGTCGTCGTCATCGAGAAGTCCTACGACGCCGAGCCGCTGTGGCTGCACATCCGCAGCCTCGTGCAGACCTGCCTCTCCCGCGTCGGGCTCGTCGCCCAGTTCGTCGGTCAGGACGTCGAGGGGGCTGCGGAGACCGGCGTCGGGATCCGCCTGCGGTTCCTGCCCACGACGAACGCGGCGAAGGGCAAGGCCCGCGAGTGGAAGGCCGACCTGCCATGGATCCTGCACCTGCTTCTGCGGGCCGCCGCGCTCCCCGTCGCTCAGGGCGGCTTCGGCGCGCCGGACCCCGGGGAGGATCCGCCGGCGGTTGAGCTGCCCGATCCGCTCCCGCGCGACGGGGGCGAGGAGATCCGCGACGTGTCGACCGCGGTGACGAGCGAAGTCATGAGCCGCCGGACTGCGGTCGTGACGCTGCACCCCGACTGGGACGACGGCCAGGTCGACGAGGAGGTCGCGGCGATCGCCGCGGACATCGACTCCGTCCTGCCCGCCCCGCCGCCTCCGGCGGCCTAGATCTTCGCCCCGCGAAGGGGCGCATGCCCGAGCCGGCCGGGAACGCCGGCACCGATCGCCGAGCCCGCATCGGCCCCAGGCCGCACCTGGGCAACCAACCGCGCGGGAGAAAGCCGAGGCACCATCGTGCTCAAGCTCATGCCGTTCATCGTCCGGGACACGGACGACCCCGCAGGCGCAGCGCCGCCCGCGGACCCGCCGGCCCCCGAGCCGGCACCCAGGCAGGACCCGCCGGCGCCGCCGGTCCCGGACGACTCCGCGTTCGCGCGGATGCGCCGGGACAAGGAGGCCGCCGACAAGCGCGCCAAGGAGGCCGAGGAGAAGCTGGCCGCCAAGGAGCGCGAGGAAGCCGAAGAGCAAGGACGCTGGAAGGAGCTCGCCGAGAAGGCCCAGGCCGACAAGGCCGAGCTCGAGGCCAAGTGGGCGAAGGCCGAGCAGGACCGCCAGCTCGAGTCGATCGCCCGCGCCCTGAAGTTCCGCGACCCCGACCTCGTCGGGCACCTCGTGCCCGCCGCGGTGGACCGCAACGACACCGCCGCCGTGAAGGCGGCGCTGGAGACCGTCGCCAAGGAGCGCCCCCACCTCGTGGACGGCGCGCCCCCGCCGCCTTCGGGCGGACCGGCCGGCGGCACCAATCAGGACCCGCCGAAGCTCACCCGTGAGCAGCTGGCGGCCATGAAGCCCGAGCAGGTCGCCGCGCTCGACCCGAAGGTCGTCAACGAGGCGCTGGCGGGCTAGCCCCGACCCACCTACCTCAAGGAGCAAGGCGACTCATGTCGATCGTCAACTTCGTCCCGTCCGTCTGGGCGGCCGACATCCTCCGGGCGCTGGACACCCTCCTGGTGTACGGCAACCCGGCCATCATCAACACCGACTACGAGGGCGAGATCTCCCAGGCCGGCGACACCGTGAAGATCACGATGCTCGGCGACGTCTCCGTGTTCGACTACACGAAGGACTCGGACATGCAGGCCCCGGAGACGCTGACCGATGCGGCCCTGTCGCTGCTCATCGATCAGCAGAAGGCCTTCAACTTCCAGGTCGACGACATCGACAAGCGCCAGGCCCTCGGCGGCCTGCGCGAGGAGGCGGGCCGCCGGGCCGGGTACGGGCTGCGCAAGGCGATGGACTCGTTCATCGCCGGCAAGTACGTCGACATCTCGGCGGGCCAGTTCATCGGGTCCGACGCATCCCCGGTCAACGGGTTCAACGCGCTGTCGACGAAGGCCTACGACCAGCTCGTCGACCTCAACACGCGGCTCAACCAGACCGACACGCCGGAGGACGGCCGGTGGGTCGTGATCCCGCCGTGGTACGAGGGCTACCTCGAGAAGGACCTGCGGTTCACCGGCTACGGCACCGCGGCGAACCGGGCGCAGCTCGAGAACGGCATGACCGCCGGGGAGAACGGCCTGATCGGCCGGGCCGCGGGCTTCGACGTCTACCGGTCCAACCAGGTCCCGAACGTCGCCGGCGTCAAGCACAAGGTGATCGCCGGCCACCGGTCGGCGTGGTCGCGGGCGCAGCAGCTCCTCGAGACCGAGGCCTACCGGCCGGAGCGGCGGTTCGCCGACGCGCTCAAGGGCCTGCACGTGTACGGGGCCAAGGTCGTGCGGCCCGACAACCTCGCGTGCCTCGTCGCGAGCGACACCTGATCCCCGACCCGACCACTCTCCTGCGAAAGGACTGGTGAACAAGCATGCCCCGCGACGCAGTCGCAATCACCGACCTGCCCTCCGGCGCCGCCACGGCGCAGCCGGCGGGCACCGCCATCAACCCGACGAACGGCGCGAACATCGCCGGCGTCAAGGACACGGGCCGCCTGGTGGTCCGTGTCACGAACACCTCGGCCGGCGCCAAGAACGTCACGTTCAAGGCCGGCACCTCGAACCCGCCCGCCGGCAGGAAGGGCATCGGCGACCTGGTCGTCAGCGTCCCGGCGACCACCGGGGACGTCCTCGCGGTCCTGGAGTCCGCGCGGTTCCTGAAGCCCGACGGGTCAATCGACGTGGACTTCGCCGCGTCGACCACCGGGATCATCAGCGCGGTCCGGCTCCCGAAGGGGGCCTAAGCGATGGCCTCGGTTCTGACGTTCGAGCACGGCGACTCGGTCTTCGAGGTCGAGGAGGGGACCGCCGAGCACAAGGAGCTCGTCGCCGGCGGCGCGCTCCTCGTCAGCCGGCAGCTCGAGGACGACGACGCCGGCGAGTTCGGCGACCTCCCCGTCAACGAGCTGCGAGCGATCGCCGCCGACCGCGGCCTCGACGTGCCCAAGGGCACGAAGAAGGCCGAGCTGGTGGCGCTCCTCGAGGCGGCCCAGCCGCCCGAGCCCGATGCCGAGGACCCGGACGCCGAGCCTGGCGCCGGCGGCGACGAGCTCGAGTAGCACCCTGCGGCGCATGAGGCCGCTCCCGCCCGCACCTGGGCGGGGGCTCCCCGTTCGACTCGGGGCGCCGCACTGACCATGGCCGAACCGATCTACACCACCGAGGCAGCGCTCGAAGCCGAACTCAACGGCGTCGACATGCCGACCGCGACCGCGGTCGGGCTGATCCAGGACGCCGAGGACCTCATCGACCGCGCGCTCGGCGGCTGGCCGCCCGACGAGACGACCGGCCGCAAGATTGTCCAGGGCGACGTGGAGGCGTGGCAGTGGGCGAAGCTCAGCCGTGCCACGGTGAAGCTCGCCGCGAGGCTCTACCGGAATCCGGGGCTGCTCTCGTCACCGGCGTACCGGTCGGTGTCGGGCCCGGACTTCAGCTTCAGCGGCCCGCAGGGCGGCGGCGCCGCGCAGATCTTCGGCGTGCAGGTCCTGGCGCTGCTCGATGACAGCTGCCTGCGCCGCATCGCCGGCCGGGCCGTCACGGGCGGGTGGCGGCACCGCAAGCCCGAGTACGACCGGTTCCTGAACGCGACCCGTCACGACGGCACGTGAGCGTCCTGGCCAACAGCACGCTCACGCAGATCGCCGCGCCAGGCCCGGCGGACCGCGAGGGGAACCCGGGCCCCCCCGTCGCGGTGTGGTCCGGGCGGGCGCCTGCCTACCTGAAACGGGCCAGGCGCAGCGTCGTCTCCGGCGGCCAGCAGGTGGCGGTCAAGGCCGACGTCCTCACGGTCCTGGACTCCGCCGGCGCAGCCGGCGCGCTGGCTGCCGCGGGCGCCGACTGGGAGGCCAGCATCGTCACCGTTGAGGACCAGCGGGCAGGCACGCCCGTCACGCGCACGTTCGGCGTGACGGCGGCTGAGCATCGGCAGGCCGGCACGGCCGCCGACAGCGTCCGGCTCGAGCTAGGCAGGGCGGCGTGAGCGGCCGGCTCACCAGCGCGGAGCGGGCGTTGGAGCCGCTCCTGGCCGCCTACCGTGCTGCACAACGCGAGATCGTCGCCCGCATCAAGGGCGCTGTCGCCGCCGGGGAACTGCGGACCGCGAGCGGCGCCCGGCTGCAGCTCGCCGCGGTCCTGGCGGTCCTGGACCAGCTGGGCGCCGAGACGGACCCGGAGGCCCGCCGGCTGGTCGCCGACGCCTACCGGGAGGGCGCGGACCGCGCCGCGGGCCAGGCTGCGAGCCTCGGCGTGAACACCGAGGACCTCTCAGCCTTCCACGGCGTGAGCTTCGAGGCGGTCCGCGCGCTGCAGGACAGCGTCGCGGGCAGGCTGCAGGATGCGCGCAGGACGATCGGCCGGCAGGCCGCGGACGTGTTCCAGCGCGCACAGAGGCAGGCCGCAGTCCGGGCGCTCCTCGGCGCCGACGGATCCCCGAGGACCGCCTCGCGCCGGATGACGGAAGGCCTGGCCCGGCAGGGCCGCACGGGCTTCGTGGACCGCGCGGGGCGCCGGTGGGCGCTCGACACGTACGCCGACATGGCCGTCCGCACGATCACGAGGGAGGCGGCCGTGCAGGGCGCGATCGCGCGCATGGCGTCGCACGGGATCACGCTCGCCAGGGTGTCCAGCCATGCCAGCGCCTGCCAGCTGTGCGCCCCGTGGCAAGGGCGGCTCGTCAGCCTCGACGGCACAGCCGGGACGACCGCCAGCGGCGAGGACTACATCGGCCTGGGCGACCTCCCGAACGGCGGGCCGCCGATGCACCCGCGGTGCCGGCACAGCCTGGCGCCGTTCGCCGCGAGGGTCGAGGGCCTCCAGCGCGAGCTCGCCGCGGCGGGGAGGCTCTGACGTGCCGATCGTGACGTACGTCGGCCTCGGCGTCCTGACCGGCAAGGCACAGGAGGCCGTGCTGCGGGCCCTCGCCGAGAGCGGCGAGCATCTCCTGTCGGCGTGCATGGCCGCCACCCCGGTCGACACCGGCACGCTGCGCGCCAGCGAGCACCTCACCCTCTCCGGGACCCAGGCGAAAGTGTCGACGGGCGGGGAGGCCGACGAGTACGCGATCTACGTCCACGAGGGCACGAGCAAGATGGCCGCCCGCAAGTACATGGAAGGCCCCTTGCTCGCCAACGCCCCCCTGTACGCCGAGGCGATGCGCCGCGCCGCCGCCGGAGAGTTCTAGGGCGATGGCGGACTACCTCGTCGGCGAAGAGCTCCAGGACTACCTCGTCGCCCAAGGCGTCGGGCAGCTTCCCGCGGCCGCCCCGAGCCTCAGCGTCCCGGTCATCGTGCTGCACCCGCTCGACGGGGCCGCCAGGCCCCGCCAGGACGGCGACACGTTCGTCGAGAACACGGCGATCACGATCATCGAGGAGCTTCTCGCGCCGCCCGCCCCGACGGACGCGTGGCTCGAGACCGCCGTCGTCGACGTCCACGTCCGGTCCACCAGCAACCGGACCGCGAAGCTCCTCCAGCGCCAGATCCGCGGCCTGATCGCCCCGCCGGGCGACTACATGGGCCGCAAGCACTGGACGATGAGCGACCTTCTCGTCGAGCGCTCGTGGGTCTGGAGGCCAGATCAGCGTCTCGGCGAGGAAGACCGGCTCTACGGCCGCGTGCAGAGCTTCATGTTCGAGGCGCGCCGCAAGAGCCTTGCTGGCTTGGCCGTCCCCTAGCCCGTGACCCCGGGCGCCCGCGGAGGGCGCCCCTTGCATCAGCCGCCGGCGCGCCGTGATGGCGCTGGCCCCGGATCCCGACCCAGCGCCTGCGGAGGGCGCAAACAGCATGCCCGAGCCCACCCTGACGTATCTCACGCTCCCCGAGGGCGTCGGCGTCGCGCCGCCGTTCATCCGGGACCCCAAGTCCGGCCTGGACGTCCCCAACCCGAAGGCCGGCGAGCCCGAGCCGATCAACAACATCGGCCTGCAGATCCCGGTCCCCGTGATGGTCGACGGAGAGGTCGCCGACACGACCACTCGCGTCCCGATCCAGCCCGGCCCCGCCCTCGGCCCCGAGGGCCAGCTCGTCGACAACGCCGGCGTCTTCCAGCGCGCCCGGATCATCCCCGGCAGCCGCGTCGTCGAGACCGACCACCCTGCCGTCGTGAACCTCCTCCAGGAGGCCGGCCTCGTGCCGTGCGACCCCCCCGCCTCCGCGCAGCCGCGGCGGCCCCAGACCGACGCCTCGAAGGAGGACTGACCCATGGCCACCGCAATCGAATCCGGGATCGGCACCCTCAACTACGGCCGGCAGACCGCGAAGGGCGCCATCGCGACCGCCGCGACCACGGCCGTCGGATACAACCGCCCCAAGTGGCAAGGCGGCGCCCTGGCCCCGAAGAAGCAGCTCGGGATGCAGGAGTACGTCGACGGCAACCGCTTCGGCTCCCCCGCCGTGTTCACCGACAAGGTCGCCGGCGAGCTGGGCACTCTCACGCTGCAGCTGCAGGGCGAGAACGCCGGCCTCTACTCCGCCGCGGTCCTGGGCGTCGACGTCGTGACCGGCGCCTCGGACCCGTACACGCACACCATCACCAGCGCCGGGACGAGCGGCCACTGGGCTACCTGGTGGCAGAAGGTCGGATCCGCGGTCGGCCCCGAGCGGGCCGTCTACTGGGACTCGAAGATCTCCAAGCTGGTCCTGCGCCACAACTTCGCCGACAAGATCCTCACCGGCGAGCTGACGATCGCCGGCCTGGTCGGCGGCGAGGTCTATGCGGTGGACGCGGCCAAGACCGAGGACCAGACCGACCCGTACCTGCACACGGAGGCGACCGGGGCGATCAGCTTCGACGCCGCCGTGCAGTCCGAGATCAACGAGTTCATCACCGAGATCGACACGAAGATGCAGCCCTACTACGGGGACGACATCAAGCCCGTGCAGCTCATCGAGGGCAAGGGCGAGATCACCTGCACCGTCAAGACGATCGTGACCGACACGTCGCTGGGCCAGTACCGCAAGGCGATCTACAACAACGCCGCCCCGACGGCCGGCACGCAGCCCGTGAAGGCCGTGTACTACGCCGCGATCACCGAGACGCTGACGAAGTCCGCGACCAGGACGTTCACGCAGACGCTGCCGAAGGTCGCGATCGACCCCAGCGACATGCAGGTCGCGCCGCTCCCGGAGGGCGGACCGATCGAGCTGTCGATGGGCGGCAAGGCCCTGAAGTCCGGGGCCACGCCGGCGCTGACCATCGTCGCGCTGTCCGCCGACGCCACGACCTACGCCTAGCGTCGTGGCCGCCGCGAAGCGCCCCGCCGCCCGCACCAGGGCGGCGGGGCTCCCCCCGATCACGGTCGGCAAGTTCGGGGAGGCCATGCGCCTCCTCGAGCGGGTCGTCGCGGAGAAGCGCGACGTGTTCCTCGACGCAGCCGCCGCCTACCGGGACAGCCACATGGACCGCATGCAGCGGCCTCTCACCGCCGGGGAGGCCGCGCAGATCGCCGCCGCCCTGGCCATCGACGACGACGACCCCGACCGGGTCAGGCTTGCCGAGCAGCTCCAGGCCTCCGGGCAGCTGAAGGCCTGGGACGCCCCCGACGCGCGGGAGGTCCTCCTGGCCGCTGGCGCGTCGACCGCCCCGGAGTTCCTCGACGCCGCGAAGCTGTTCGTCGCCCTGGTCGAGATGGCCCCGGACGTGTTCGAGGACGCCCGCGAGCACGACATGCTCCCGGACGCGCTCGAGCAGGCCGCGAAGGAGATGGACGGCCTGCCGCTCGCCGAGGCCCGCGAGCGGGCGACGGCAGCCTTCGGGCACTTCGCCGCCGCGACCGGCGGCGGTGATGACCCGGGGGAAGCGATCCGCCTGGTCGCCCGATCGGTGATGCAGGCGTTCACGGCGGCCCTGTCGGCGTACGGGGAGACGATCACGCAGAGCTCGTCGTCGTTGACGGGCTCGCTCGAGCCTACGGATGGGACCGGCGGGCCATCCTCTACGGAACCCGCTGGAGCGAGGCCCAGCTCCTGATGCGCCGCGTCCAGGACCGCGAGCAGGCCGAGGTCGAGTTCCGGGCCAAGCTGCACGGCGCCGAGCTGCACACGGGGCGCGGCGGCGGGCCCGGGGGCGGCGCGCTGCGCGGCCTGCACGAGCGGATCAAGGCCAAGAGGCGGCCCGTGTAGATGTCGTTCAACGCGGGCAGCGTGGAGGTCATCCTCGGCGGGCAGTTCAACCCGGCGGGGTTCGCCGCGTTCGACGGCGCGGTGAAGAAGAGCGCCGCGCACGCCGCCACGTTCGAGTCTGCGCACAAGAAGTCGATGAGCCGTGCATCGGCGGCGACGTCGATCTTCGGATTCACCGCCGGCCAGGCCGCGGCGGGAGGCGTCGCGGCGCTCGGCGCCGCCGTGGTCGCCTCGGCGGTGAAGTTCGCCTCCTTCGACAAGCAGCTGCGCACCTTCCAGGCCGTCTCCGGCGCGAACCAGAAGCAGCTCCAGTCCCTGTCCAAGGCGGCGCAGGACCTCGGCGTGAAGTTCGGCGTCGGCGCGACCCAGGCCGCCAGCGGGGCGACCGAGCTCGCCAAGGGCGGCCTCACCGTGGCTCAGATCCTCGGCGGCGGGCTGCAGGCCGCGATCACGCTGTCCGTGGCCGGCCAGATGACCTTGGCAGACGCGGCGTCGACGACGGCGAACGCGATGAACCTCTTCGGGCTCTCGGGGTCCCAGGCGCAGCACGTTGCTGACGCGCTGTCGGTGTCCGCTAATGCGACGACCGCCGACGTCTCGGACTTCGGCATGGCCCTTTCGCAGGCCGGGTCTGCCGCCAAGACCGTCGGCCTGAGCTTCAACGAGACCGTCACCGCCCTCGAGGCCCTGGCTCTCGCCGGAGTGAAGAACAGCGACGCCGGCACATCGCTCAAG